TTATGTACCTCTGTACTTCGCTCTAATGTATTATGCTGGCTGTCGCCCTTCCGAAGCCTCTGCAGTTGAATTTCGCGATATAGTCACACGAGATGGCGAGTGGTATTTGCACATTCGGGGAACGAAAACAAAGGCAGCAGATAGATATGTGCCTATCGTTGATGGGCTCGCTAAATTGTTGCCGCATGGATCATCTCCGTTCGAATTGCTTTGCAAGAATCAGCAAGGGAAAGAGCTGAATAAAGATAACAAGCGCAGAGCATGGGCGCATTTGTGTCGCCTCATGAATATAGATATGGGATGCAGGGTGTATCGCAATGAGCTCTTGCCTCCATATCCTCTTGCAACAGATATATCAGCATACTCATTGCGCCATACATTCTGCACCAATCTGCAGAAGCGCGGTGTTGATATCAGAACAGCGCAATATCTAATGGGCCATGCTGATATTGCAATGACCGCCAACATATATACACATGTTGATTTTGAGCTAATAAATCAAGCTGCCGCATTGATGTGATTTCTGGTGTTGCACTTCCTCTTCAGCGCGTTGAAATTCCAACAATCTCTGTTGTACTCCTAAAGCGGGTGTCGGAGGTTCGAATCCTCTTCGGGACACCACCTCAAAACACTGCAATTCTAACGAGTTGCGGTGTTTTTCTTTTGCTCGCCAAGCTCGTGTTATTGCCGATATTTGCCGATATTTGCCGATATCGGTGTTGCACCTAATGTTGCACCAATTGTGCGCAATTCATTTTTGTTTTAAAATATTCTTGCAAAAATTTAAAAAAAGTTTTGCGAAAATGTGTTGACAATGTTCGACAATAGGTGTATACTATAGACAAGTTAAGAGAAGAGCGAAATGCTCAAGGAGGATAAAGAAATGAAATACAACAGAATCGATGCAAAAGTTAACAGCACTGGAGAAGTATTCAATCTATATAGCGACGGACAGTTTCAGAATTTTGAAAAAATCAGAGCTATCTTCGGCAAGAACTACGACAATGTTAATGACAATCTACTTGACGGGCCTGATGTAAACGGCTGGGAATATACTGAAAAGGTGTATAAGTTTGCTGAAGAAGTTGAGAGTGTTACATTTACTTACTCGGTTTAAGGGGGGGATTTATGGGAGAAGAGAAAAGGTCAGAAAGAGTTGCGGTAAGACTTACACCGTCACTCAAAGAGGCAGTAACAGAGCTAGCCTCTAGTGAGAATAGATCACTCAGTAACTACATAGAGTTGCTACTGAGTGAAAAGGTTGAAGAGTTAAAGAAATAAAAAAGAGTGGGCCTGCGACTGGCTCGCTCTTTTTCACTATTATCACAATAATAGTTGGTCAATAGCTGCTTTTTTAGAAAAGCTACTTACATTATAAAGTTGATTCACCATGTTTGCAATAAAAAAGAGAGACTTAATCGTCCCTCTTTTCATCGTAAATACATAATTAATATGTTTCAGCTTTTGAGTCTTCAACTACTACTCTTTCTAATAATTCAAGAACATATATAGGGGCTTTTCTACGACCACTCTCCCATTGCTCAATTGTCCTTACTGGGATGTTATATTTTTTTCCAAATGCTGCTTGTGATAATCCAAGAAGCTTTCGCATTTCTTTTAGCTCCATTATAATTATCTCCTTTTTAAAGTAATGATGATAGAACAGATTGACAATACAATCGCTATACTACTTAATGTTATTGCTAATATCTTCATTTTATCTTTTTTTAGATGAGCGGGGGATTGTGTTATCCCCCTTGCCTTAACCATACCTTATTGCTATAATCAATGTAGCTACGGAAGCTATCAAATTGATAGTTGCAGTGATGAGGTTAAGTATTTCAGCCTTGTTGCTGCTTTTTTTATTTCTCATCTTTCTACCTCCTTTCTGTATTTATATTACCACTCATTGGCGTATATGTCAATAGCTTTATTCAACTATTTTCTAAAAATTTGCAATAAAAAAAGAGAAGCGCGCAGCTTCTCTTTTGTCTTGTTTAGAAAAAGCTCCATCCTGTTGCGGCTAGCTCAATGCCTACTTGTGCATTAATCAAGATGAAGTTTATGCCATCAATCAGCTTGTTCATTTTACCCTCTTTTACTTCACAGAGATTTCCCCTTGCTCGTTTGCTCGAACTTCAACATCATCATTCGTGATTAATTTTCCATCTTTAATGATGTAAATTTTATCACCCTTCACGATGCCTTTCTCTGTGCGAGCACCATCAGATTCAAAATGCTGCCATTCGCCATCAATCATTTGCCAGCCTGTCTGCATTGCTCCGCTTGTATTGAAGAGATAATTTTTCCCCTCAATCATATGCACCCCGTTTCCGTACATGCTGCCTTCTGTCGGATCTAGGAAGTACCATTTATCATTGATTGATTGCCACCCTGTTTGCATCTTGCAGTTTGGTCCGAAATAGTACCACTTGCCGCTAATCTGCTGCCAGCCTGTTACTGCATATCCAGATTCATTGAAATAATACCATTCGCCATCGAATTGCTGCCATGTACTCTTGGGATAACTGCCATCAGATTTTCTATACCACCATCCGTTGTTATCTTGAATCCATCCTGTTGTTTGGAAATTTGGATGCACAAACCCTCGAATAAATCGCCCATTGATGGCAACTCTTCTATATCCTGTCGTGTGGCGATTTCCGATGTTGAATTCGAACACATTAATCATCCCAGAGCTAACTGATACGACAATTCCAACGTGGCTAGCGCCTCTGGTGTTGTCGCCTCTTCCATCATCGTTCCAATCATAGATTATCCAGTCTCCTGGTGATGGTGTGAAATTGTCGTTTTCAACCCAGATGCCCATTTGCTGCGCTTTCCTCACAATCGTTCCAACATTGTACGAGCATGGATAAGCATCGCCAAGGCCACATATATATGCGATTGCGCTAGCACATGCTGCGCAGAAATTCGCAGTATATGTCATGGGTGCGCCATCTGGTTTGTATTTGTTAAAAACATCAATCAAGGTGCGGTGTGAACCGCCCTTGAATGCCATGCCATTGTATCTAATGGCCGTGTTAACTATCTGTTCTCTCTTCCCCATTGCTCAACACCTCTGCTTTTTTTAAATTCTCTGCAATAGCCTCTTCATTTATATTTTTATTTAAGTCTACTGGAGCTGGCATGTTAAATTCTTTTGAATCATCTTTTTTTGAGCCTTCAATTAACTGCTTGAACATTTGGTGGAATCCTGTTGCGGCCAAGCCTGTAACACCGCCCTTCACAATTGCTTCGAAGCTAACTCCTAGACAAATAACACCGCACACCATTCCGACAACAAAAAGAACCGTTGGAATTATTTTGTTATCAGTCGGCATAAACTTTTTTAGCAAATATCCTATGCAAAGACAAAATACTAGCACTAGAGGAATATACATTTTTGAAACAACTTCTACACTCATTTTAATTCTCCTTCCTATGTTCTAAATGCGTGATTCTCTTTTCATGGTCGTTTAAACGATCGTCGTGTTGGTTGTGCTTATCCCACATTCGAGAGTGCGACTCTCTATCATGGGCCTCTTGCTCTTTTACAGCACACTCAACACTTATTACATCTGCTGCAAGATTCTCAATCCTTACATTGAGAGCCTTGATTGATGCGTTCAACTCATTAACGGGCTTTCCCACATAATTACTTAATGCAGAAATTAATCCAATTAACATTGTTAGTCCAATAACCAAGCTTCCTATGAATTCTGGCTTCATTGTTTTTTTTCCTTTCATAAAAATACACCGCAGATGCGGTGCTAGATTTAACTGCCAAGCTTCTTGATGCCATATATTCTTACGGGGATCATCGCGGCATTTGTTGTTGCTACAGAGGTGTTGCCTTGAGATTTATATGTGCCAGCTCCAAATGTTATTCTATGTGAGCTACCGCTTCCAGAGCTTGCAACTGTCCTTCCGTTTGTCCAAAAGTTTGTTCCACCGCCACCAATCGATGGTGCGCAATATTTAACCGATTCGCCTTTTTTCAAGCTTAAACTAGAACGGGCATTTTCGCCCATGTAATCGTTCCACTCAATGATGTACTCATCATAACTTCCATCTATTGATAGCGACTGCGATGAAAATTCTGAATTCGGCCTTGCATTGGTCCACAACAGCTTTCTAGTTTCAACCGTTGCTAACAGCTTCTTGATTTCAATCAATGTTTTCAAAACACTTATCATATTGTTTCACCCCCTTATACTCTTATTGATGGCCCAAAGAACGAAGCAAGCTCATTCTCTGCGCTAATGTTATC